ACGTATCTCCTGTTAATGGTGTTACTATAAAATATTTTACTATATCTGGTCCACAATTACTCATTCTGTAATAATTAATCCTCTAAGTGTTATTTCACCAATCATGGTTGAATCATCCTTTACTATATTTATAATTATAACATCAGAAGGTTCAACTACAAAAGGTATGGTTGTTAAAACTCCATTCACATAAATTGTATAAGATATTATATTATCTAAATCTACAGAACTAAAACTAGTTTTAACTTCGGTAGAAAATCTTATAGAAGTTGCTGAACCAGGTAAAAACTGTATAACACATTTTAATGTTTTATCATCTTTAGCATTATCTTTAATAAATCTAGCTAAGGGTTTTGGTATCCTACTACTAGTTTCAAAAGTAACTAAAGCTCTACTGATTGCTGGTTTAACATCAAATTCCTCCGAATCAACCAAATAACCCATCAACCTCATTTCATATGTTTGTACATAAAATCTTTTTCCTTCTAAATCATCAATTTGACTTTCATCACCGATGTTTTCTAACATGACTGGGAAGTAGTGTCCTTTAATATTAACGTAAGCTTGAGCTGAAGCAAATGTTTGTAATACTTTTTGATTTAATTTATTTAAATCTCTCATTTTGTAACAAAACAATCTAACAGTATACATCATGTCGACACCTACAGGATTTGGTATTCCGTAAATGTCAGCACCTTTACGATTACCGTCCCAAACAGGTATCTGCATATAAGGGAAATTTTTTCTTACGGGTATTTTAAAGTCGGCTGGGTTAGTACCTTTTTCGGGATTAGGTTTTCTAACAACAGAAACAAAAGGTATTTTAACATTTTTATATTTATCTGTATTTGGCCAAATTTTTGTAAATTCATTCCATCTTTGTAATGTTAAAAAATTAACAGGTACTTTTTCACCCTTTAAAACTATACCTAAGTCGTTTTCAACAAATTCAACAAAACCCTCATCTAAATCAGCAAAATCAACTGACCTAGGTAAAAATTGTTTATTTTGTTCTAAAAACTGGTCAACCCAATGAGCAGGACCACCTTGTGGGTCTATACTTTTAATTTGTAAATCAGTTTTTCTTTTTTTTGGTAATGCCATAATTTTATTTATATTAACCCATAAACTCTTCTGGGTCAGCCGTTGTACAAACTACTTTTCTATAGTAAGATTTGTAACCTAATCTAGTTTTAGCGTTATCAGAATTAATTTTACCGTCATTTATGACAGTAAAATATTTAATATTATCTTCTTTATCAGGGTAACCGATATAATCACCGTATGTTATATCAACACCTAACTCTTTTAAATGGTCGGTAAAAACTGTAAAAGTTAAATTACCGTAATCCTCATATCTCATATAACCTTCTGAATATGCTTTAGACTGTGATTCTTCCAAATTTGGTCTAACTTTAATTTCTACGGGAGGATGAAATTTAATTTCTTCTACATCAGACTCACCATAGACACTATCTGTTTGACTTTTAATCCTGTCAACCCTAAAAAGAATTACAACAAAATTTAAATCACCTTCTACAAATTCTCTGGCTAGTTCATTATCAAAACCAAAATCAGTCTCATCATAAAATTTATGAACACGAGTTATTGGGAATCTTCTTTTATCTGACATTTAAGTATATTTTCTTATAAATATTTAGAAAAATCGTATTTCATTTATTTTTTTCTATTTGTTTCTATATTTAATGAGTTATGCTAGATATTGGTAAATTAAAGAATAGAAAAACTTTATTAAAACTAGAGACCTATGAAGGTAAAAATGAGTATTTAATATCGTTAAAAGAAAGATTAGAGAAGGAAAGTTCTTTTCCTATATCACCCAGTGTAGCTGAGTATGTAGAAAATAATTTTGATAAGGACCCTGTTGATGTTAATAAAGTTATTACCATAACAGAGTTTTTGGGTAAACAATTACAAGAAAAGTTTGAACTTAATCATGTACCCGAAAAAATATTTGTTGAAACTGTTTTAGGTGATACAGAAAAAAGTTATCATGTTAGGGGTAAGGTTTTTAAAAATCAAAAATACTCACCACTCTTTTATGTACCAAAAACACAGGTATTTGAAAATCTATATGATACCGAAATTAATGTTGAAGTTGATTTTGAAAAATACCAAAAATTAGATAGAAGAGGGTGGAAAGCTTTCCCCCACCAAGAAAAGGGGATTAAATTTCTTTTAAGTAAAAAAAATTGTATTCTTGCCGATGACATGGGTCTTGGTAAAACATTCCAATCCATTGTTTCAGCTTTAGAAACGGGAGCAGAAAAAGTTTTAGTAGTTTGTCCGGCTAACGCCAAAATTAATTGGTACCGTGAGATATCGAATTTTGTTCCTGAAGAAGATATTAGTATTTTAAAAACTGGTCATTGGAATCCCAAAAAATTTACTATCATTAATTATGATATACTTAAAAATTTTCACACCTTAATAGATAACAGAAAAAATTATGAAGAGTGGGAAATAAATAGACATTTGGTTAATGAAGGTTATGACATTATTATATTAGATGAAGCTCATATGGTTAAAAACCCTAAAGCTGATAGGACTAAAATAGTTAACCAAATAGCTGAAAGTATATCTAAACGTTGGTTATTAACAGGGACACCTATCGCAAACAGACCAATGGATTATTTTAACCTACTTAATCTTTGTGAATCACCAGTAACTTCTAGTTGGAAATACTTTGCATTTAGATATTGTGATGGTAAAAAATTTAAAAAGAAATTAAAGAGTGGACAATACAAAGACATATGGTTGACCGATGGAGCTTCTAACTTAGAAGAGTTACATGAAAGAACTAAATCACTTATATTAAGAAGAAAAAAAGAAGACCACCTAGACCTACCACCAAAAATTGTAGCACCTTATTATATTGAGATTGATAATATGAAAGAATACGGTAATGTATTTGAGGAATATCTTGAATGGGCCAAAAGTGAAGGTAAACGTCTTGGTTCAGGTAGACACATGGTTGAATTAGTTGTTCTTAGAAAATATTTAGCTCAAGAAAAAGTTAAACACACAATTGAATTAGCTGAACAAGCAATTGAAAACGGTCAAAAGGTAATCATATTTACAAACTTCACCCACTCATTTGATGCATTAATGAATCATTTTGGTAGAATAGCTGTGGGTCATAACGGTAAACTGAATGCTACACAAAAACAAAGGTCTATCGACGGGTTCCAAGAGAATGAAAATATTAAAGTCTTTGTTGGTAATCTTGTATCTGCTGGTACCGCAATTACACTTACAGCGGCACAGGTAGTTATTATGAATGATTTAGATTTTGTACCCGCTAATCACGCACAGGCGGAAGATAGGGCCTTTCGCATTGGTCAGTCAAAAACCGTGAATGTGTATTACCCTATAGCACAAGACACTATAGATGAAATGATGTACGAAATGTTACAAAAGAAAAAACGTATTATTAATACTGTTGTTGGTGATGAACAGGAAGATTTTGATATATCTGAAAGTTTTTTTAAACAATTAATGGTGAGACGTTAATCCCACCATTTTTCAATCTCTGATTCCATGATTTTAAAAATCAATCTTTTACAACGTTCTTGATTTCCGTGAGCAATTTCCATAGCAATCATTTTGTCATCCTTTTCCTCAATAGACCTACGGTATCTATTTATTTCACCAGACATAACTTTTTTGTATTGACGTGGGTATTTGTCAAAATAATCCTGAAAATTTTCTGAAACTAAAGTATCTTCCATTGTAAACCATTTTTTAGTTTCGTCAGTAGGTACAAAATCATATTTGGTATCATGGTAGTCCATGTATTCCATACCGTAAAACTCGTCTTGTTGAAGTTTGATTAATTTTGAAACCAAAATCATTTTTTCAGAATCACGTTTTGATGAAACATGTCTGTCCTTAGTACCAATATATTTAGCCTGTTTTTGGAGTTTAACCCTAATCAACTCAAAAATGAAATGGTCATCCGAATCACGGTCCCTCCAAATAGTGGGAAACCATTTCCATAAATTTTTAATACCATACATAAAATCTTTATGATAGTATTTGGCCTCAAATCTCCACCACAATGACATTTTTTCAAATATGTTTATCTTTTCTTTTTCCATAATTACAAATATACTTATTTTTTAATAAAAAACAAAATGGAAGATAAAAATAAAGAACAAGTAGAACACCCCTCACATTATAACCAAGGGATTGAGATGTGGGATTACGCACATTCACAAAAATTAGACTTTTTTGAGGGTAATATTGTTAAGTATGTTACTAGGTGGAGACATAAAAACGGTGCCCAAGATTTATATAAAGCGAAAGAATATCTAGACAAGTTAATTGAATTGAATCAAAAGTCGTGATATTTATTGAAAAACAATAAGTATAATGATTATTAGTAAAAATATAATAAAAAATTTATTAACCGAAAGTGGTATACGTAATATAAATGAATTAGCTAAGAGATATAAAAAAGCTAAAATTTATTTTCACCAAGATTTAGATGGGGTTACTACGGCAATTGCCATGAAAAATTACTTAGAAAACAACGGTATTAAAGTTGTTGATGCTGAGATAATTCAATATGGTGATAAAGAATTTACAATAAAAAAACCTGACGCAAGTGGTGAAATAATGCCTGTTTTAGTTGACTTTGCTCACGGTAAACCGATGTTTGTTATCCATACAGACCACCATGATAAACAAATAGGGGCCGAAAAAAAGGCTTCAACCTCTTTCAGACAATCCAGGTCTAACGTTGAGACTATTTCTAACATCGTTTCTCCTTCAGACATATTCCCATCAATGGATATTAGAATGATATCTACTGTAGATAGTGCTGATTTTGTTAACCAAGAGGTTAGCATCGACCAAATCATGAACTATATTTTTAAACTAGATAAGGAAAAAGATTTTACATATAATAAAAAAATTATGGCCTTAGTTTGTAATAAACTTTTATTGGCCTACAAAGGAAAACGTAATTTTTTGGAGACATTAGTATTAGACTCTACACCATCTCTTTTGAACATTTATCTAAATATAATAAAATTTGCTAAAGAAGAAGGTTTTGTTTTACCTGAAATAATGAAATCAAATTTAAAAGATTATATTGAGTCACAATCTAAAAATGAAAATGTTAAATATGATGAGGAGTATGGGATTATAAATCAGTATGGTGGTGGAAATTTATTTCCACAAGGTTCTTATGATAGATATGTTCCATTTAAATTACATCCTGAAGCAAATTTCCTAGTTATAGCATGGCCTTTGGGTTTACTACAAGCTTCTTGTAATCCATTTAAAACAGGTAGAGAATTAAAAGGTGTTAATTTAGGTGATATAGCACAAAGTGTATTATCTGTTTATGAGAGTGAATTAAAAAATAAAATGATAACCATAGATACTATAAAGTATTTTGCTGAAAAGAAAGGTTTTACCGAAGGGTCTGTTGGTTTTAGTTTTAATGATATGGTTGCTATGTTTGAAGATACTGATGACGGTGTAATAGGTTTAAATGAAGTACCTAAAGGAGCTTCACCTGACTATACTTTAGATAAATGGCATTCAGCTTTAAAAAGATTAATGAGTAAACCTTACTATGAGTTAACAGAAAAAGAACGTAAAGCTCTTAAAATGTTAAAAGTTACTGGATGGGATATGATTCAGTCTAGTAGTGGTGGTCATAAATGTATAACTAACATTTCAGGTTTGAGTTATTTTGGTAAAGATGGTTTATCTTTTTTAAAGAGATTTTCTGAAGAATTTGTTAATCAGTTAAAAACTAAAATAGATTCAGAATAATAATGAATATTAAAAAAATAATAAAAGAAGAAGTTAAAAAACAAAACATTCGTAATAAAGAAATTAACGAATGTATAAGTGTTTTAAGAAACCTTAATTTAAAGTATTCATTAATTAACGAGAGTGAGTGGTTAAAAGATGAACCTAGTCCTACCTACCGTTGGGACCTTACTCCAGAAGTAGAAGAAGATTTAGACAATTCTTCTAAATGGGTTAAAACAAAAGATGACGTAATAAAATATATAAAAATTTTTATTGACGAGATTAAATCCTTACCTAAAAACTTTAAAAGAAAAGCCTTAAAATATATTTTAGCCTCTTTCATCGGTATTTTAACCATGAGTCAGATAAGTTCTATTTTTGATACTCTAGAAAAAAACGACTACCAACCCATTAAAATAGACACACCTTTAGGTATAGAAAAAACACCCATTATTAAAAAAACAGAAATTAGAAAACCTAGTCAAAGGCTATTTAAACATTTAAAAAAAGAAGAGGGTATTGGTGGTAAACCTGTACTATATTTTTATGATTTAGGTGATGGTGCTTATACCACAGGTTATGGACATGCTGTTTTTTCAAACCCATCAAGAGGTAGTACTGGGGGTGATTATGGTTTTGTACCAAATCATGAAGATATTATACCTTACAATAGACAGAACGCAAATAAAAAAATTACAAGAATTACTAGAAAACAGGCTGAACAATTATTACAAGATGATATGTTAAAAGCTTCTGAAGGGGTTAACACTATTTTAGATGAATGGAAATCAAAAAATATTAACCCTAAAATAACTCAGGGTATGTATGACGCAATGGTTTCCATAGCCTATAATCATGGTGTAGGTAATTTAAGGAC